GTATTATCCATATTATAAATATCATTATTTAGTTAAAACAATAAGAGGCGAACGCACCCGCCCGCCTCTCTCATAATCAAAAGGCAAACGATAATTGTGCCCTTTTCGCATTTTCTTTGTCATCTAGTTTTTTGAGTTCCGCCTTGGCGTTTATATCAAGATAATTATAAAATGTCCTCATTGATATAAAATACACCTTTTCAATTTCATTATAGAAAATCTCCTTTTGCGAATCTCCTCTCTTTTGTCCTTTAAGCACGATGTCTTGTATTTCAATTATTTTCAAATATAAATTACGCTTGTTATATGCCATATCCGAAAAATTATGTAAATTTGTGGTGCCACCCAGCTCATTACAAAATATTTCGATATTAGTAGTGGGCTTTTTATTTTCCCGGCGGTTCGCCTTTTAAGTGAGGATACTTATTGAAAAATACATCTTTGTCAATTGGGTTTCTTAAATATTCCTCCATTTGTTCCAAATCTACCCATGGCGGCAAATTATAGCGCAAATGATTTAACTTAGGGCGTTGCAACTCCATTATCATAAGGTCTTTACTTTCCAACATTTTATTTGTCAAGTACACATATAATAATAGATATAAGCAAAGCAAGGCCAACGCCGCACAAATCACACTTAAAACGATAATTGTTGTTGTCATTATTTTGCCTCCTTTCTTTTTAGGTACTCCACCTCCGTTTCACTCACGAACTTGTATATTTCCGGCCATGTCGGCAAGCCGCCGATCTGTTTGTCATCAACATACAAATGCGCATAAACTTTACGGGCGTTTGAGCCTCCAAATGCAAGCATGTGGGCCGGCTCATGGTCGTTTATTCTGTCAAATGGTATGCCCCTTTCTAAAAGCCAGTTTATTGCATCCCGTTGCGGGTCGCCCTCGCGACACGTCCAAATAATAAGATAATGTCCGTCGGCTCTTAATTTCTGCATTATTTCTACTGCAAAAGGGGCGGGGGCTCCTATTCCGGGCCATTCGCCGGTATGTAATGTTCCGTCAAAATCTACTGCTATAATCATTGTTCATCTATTATTGCGGCCTCTGTGAGTTCGTCTATACGCTCCCTTACGCCGTTTAACACTTCCATTCTATCTAAGGAGGACAAATCCCTTGTTTCATCCTCTAAAACCTCCATTATGGATTCAATCGCGTCGTCAATCATTGAATTACTGATTTTGAGCGGTGCGCCAATTACAAATCGCCGAGGCGAAAGCGAGGCAAATGCCAGCCTATTCCAACACTCCGGGCAATAGGAACCGGAAAAGAATTTATGACAATGAACACACCGCATGATTGTTAATTATTTACATCTAAAGGAATCCTTATTGTCCCGCCAGTTCGTCATCTATATCAATACAAAATGTATTTGTACGCACTAATATTGAGGCGGAAAACTTCAAAGGAACACAGGGGTTTTGCTCTGAGAGAGATTTTTTTACTATATCAATAGCTTTTTCTTTCAGTTTATCACCTATATTTTTGTGCATGGAAAATGCAACACCTTTATAGGTTGATGTACGTGGCTTGTAATTTGCGGGTGCAATACACTTAACATCTATTGTATATACATACTGTGCCATCACTCGCCCTCCAATACTATTTTTTTCTTACTTTCCTCTGAATATGGAAAAACGTCCATGATTGGCGTTTCAGTAAGAGAGACACTATTATAGTCTGCCAACGTGCCCGCCATTCCTTTTTCTACTACTGCGAGTGCTTCTTTCAATGATGACGCCTGTGCAAGCATTTGAGCCGCCGTTTTTTTCTCGGTACCGCTCTTTTCATCTAATGAGATAAACATTACTTTGGCTTTGTAGAAACGGTCGCCATTGTCATTAAAAAATAGTTCGTTGTACTTGGCCCGTTTTATATCGGAAATTGTAAACTCGCCACTTATATATGGCTTTATTTCTTCAATAATGCGCGCCTCCGCCTCAGTAAAAGAGAGGGCATCCACTAAATAAGGCTCGGTAACTTTCTTTTGCATGCCGTTTTCGAGCAATTTTTCATAACTTACTTTACATTCAAACCAATTATGCATAATAGTCAATATTAAAGAGTGAATAATTTACTTAGATATTATTGCTATAATCACTTGGATAATTACCCAAATAAGGAAAATAGCAATAGCGAAAGGAATCCACAACGGAGCCATAACCCACCACCACGACCAATTTGCAACAACGCCAATTTCGGCCAAACTTCAATATTAGGAATACCAAGAATACACCGCCGCACAATCCTATGCCGCTTTTTGAACTGTTTGATTTTTTTTCGTCACTCATAATTGTTTATTTATTTGGTTTATATTTCCAACCGTTTAACTCATATACTTTCTTGCGGGCATCTTCTCTCTCGAAATAATCACAGACTTTTGAGCCCGTTTCGTCGTCATACACCGCCCACCCGGAGCGGCGACGACAATAGGAATATTTAGGCCGTGGCCTCCTCTGTTTTTCGTTCAATGTAGAATGTTTCATCTTGCACAACCTCAATACCAACATCCGCCAATTTCTCGGCAACTCCTTTTTTATCACGATCGGCAAGAAGTTTGTCTTTTGCCGGTTCCACAACCTTGCGCACATACGACGGCATTAGCTTTTCCAATAGTTTAGTAACCGCCGGCCAAGTAAAGCCCTTTAATGTTTTTAGTTTCGGGGTTCCCGTGCGGAATCCATAAACACCGTGTACCGTTTCTATGCTCTTTTTCTTTGTGAATAAGGCGTCCTTATTCTCGGTTGCATACACTTGCATTGTTTCAAATGCTTGGCTTTTGTCCGCTTCCAACTGCGTGAGCTCGTCGGCGAACTTTTCGCGTATTTTGGTAAATTGTACGTCCATGTCTGCATTTATTTTCACAATGCGGGCGTCGGCCGTTGCAAAATCCGCAAACGCTTGCTCTGCTTGCTCCGGGGTTACACCGGTAATCACTTGCTTTTTTGTTCTTTTTGCCATAACTGTTAAATATTTAGATTATAATTCACTTACATACTCTCTTAAATTTGCCCTATAAAGTTCTTGCTCCGCCTCCTCTTTTTCTTTTAGTTCTTCATGTAGTTTGGTATCGAAAATTTCATTTATGGCGTCTTGGCAAAGCCTTTGCAGTTTTTCCGGCTTAACGGCGTCAAGTTCTACTTGCCCTAGTCCATCCCAGTTGGCCGTACGGCTATCACCCTCTTTTGCCGGAGCATGAGGTAAACGCCATTCTACAACTTGCTCATGTAGCAAAGCAATACGGCGTACTTCTATACTCTCACAACCTAGATTTATAATATTTTCTTTGATTGAGCGCGGAATGTCCTCGCCGGAGGGGTCATAGTCACCGAAATAAAGGATTATTGGTATCTTGCCGTTTTCCTCCGCTTGAGTGAAACGTTGTGTCGCCTCATTTAGAAAAGTTAAAGAGGGGTAACCCTTACATGCTCCTAAAGCAATACTATTTCTAAAACATACACTTTGAAATACTCCTTGCAAGGCTTTTTTCTCTATAAATATTTCGGGATAATAGGGTTGGTTCTCCCACCGGTTCCTTGAATAATATTCCATCCATGCGCTAATTTGCTTTTTCGCATTTTCAATAGAATCATCTAAGTCCGTCTCATCCGCGCTTGTTTCTCCGATCATTGCGCGGTCGTGGTCTGAAAACGCGTCAAAGTCAACTAAACCCGCCCATCGTGCGTCAATCATAGCACTAACAACACGTTTATAGTGGCGGATGCTGTTTGTCATACCAATAGAAACGAGTTGATAATGCAACCCACGGAGGGTTAAAATACCCTTTTCATAACGGCTAATTATTTCTAATGAATTGTCCGTTATCCATTGTCTTGTAAATTCATCTTTCTTTGCCATACCCTTTAAATTATATAATCTGATTTACTGTAACTTGCCGAAACTCTCTCACCTTTCATGTGTGCCAACTTGATAATTAAGGCGTGATATTTTCCTATGTAGTGTGCCCATTGTTTCATTGGCAAGGGGCGAGAGAGCAAACATTCCAAAAATTCAATTCGGTTTTCTACGTCTGTTATTGTCAATTCCTTTTTCATGCGAGGCCCTCCGTTGCTTTTTTGAGTACCGACGACACCCACGCATCGGCCTCGTTATTTTCAAATGCTTTTATTACCGCTATTAGCTTGTGTTCCGGGGCATCGTTCAATCGTTGAACGCCACATGCCCGGCACGCTATCTTTTTGGCTTGCTCCTTATCGCACTTATACCCGGAATGCTTGCAAAACTGATAAATGAGGAAAAACAACTTTTTGC